AGAAGCAGTTTTAGAGAAGTATGGACGGAATGATGATAGTATTTGGAAAACTATTATTATGCAGAGAGGGAGTTGTCAACACCTAGAGTTCTTAAGTGACGAAGAAAGAGAAGTCTTTAAGACAGCAGTTGAGATCAATCAGGCATGGATTATAGAGCATGCGGCGGCTAGACAGGAATATATCTGTCAGAGTCAGTCGTTAAATCTATTCTTCCCACCTGATGTAAATAAAGGTGACTTACACTCCGCGCACATGTTAGCATGGGCAAAAAACCTAAAAACGCTTTACTACCTACGTAGTGAGGCAATTTCAAGAGCAGACAATGTAACTACAGAAGCAAAGAGAGAAATCATATTTGAAGCTGAAGAATGTCTAAGTTGTGAGGGATAATATGAGTTTATTAGAAGAAAGAGAATACTATAAACCTTTTAAATATCCGTGGGCATTTGAGAATTACAAAAAACAACAACAAATGCATTGGCTACCAGAAGAAGTGCCACTACAGGATGATATCAAGGATTATAGAGAAAAATTAAGTGAAGGAGAGAGAATGTTACTAGATAATATTTTTAGATTCTTTACTCAGGCAGATGTAGACGTGTGCGGAGGTTATGCTACGCACTACTTACCTACATTTAAACAACCAGAAGTAAGAATGATGCTAGTTGCTTATGCAGCTATGGAGGCAGTCCATCAGGAAGCATACTCCTTACTACTAGATACTTTAGGTAAATCAGAAGAGATGTACCAAGAGTTTTTCGATATACATGCTATGATGGAGAAACATGAGTACTTACAAGACTTTAACATGGATACTCCTCATGATATGGCAAAAACAATGGCGGTATATAGCGCATTTACAGAAGGAGTACAGTTATTTAGTAGCTTTGCGATTCTTCTCAACTACCCAAGACATAACTTAATGAAAGGAATGGGACAAATTGTTACATGGAGTATTCGTGATGAATCCTTACATGTCGAAGGTTTGTCAAAACTATTCAGAACTTTCATGCAGGAAAACCCTGAGTTGTGGACTGATAAGTTGAAATACGAAATATATTGTGCTGCTGAAAGAACAGTAGAGTTAGAAGATAACTTTATTGATATTTGCTTTGAGAAAGCAGATGTTCCTGATTTAACTGCAAAAGAAGTCAAGGAATATATTAGATATATTGCAGACAGAAGGCTACTAGGAATAGGTATGAAGAAGATTTTTCATAGTACCGAAAACCCATTGCCTTGGATTGACATGCAAGTCAACGCAGTTGAGCATACCAACTTTTTTGAAAACCGTGCTACTGAGTATGCTAAGGCAAGCACTAAAGGAAATTGGCAGGATATATTCAAATGAGTAATGAACCACAACAATCCATCACTATTGATGGAACCGAATACTTCGTCGACCAAATGAGTGACGAGCATGTAACTGTTATCAATCATATTCAAATAGCAGACGCAAAGATTCAAGACTTGCAGACTGAAATTGCAATAATGACAACTGGCAGACAGGCTTATATAAATCAGTTAGGCGAAGAGTTAGGAAAAGAAGATAATGTATCGTTTACACCTGAATTAGTTAATAATTCAAGTAGCTAAATGAACATTTTTATAGGATACGAGGAAGCACACCCCGAAATGTATGATGCATGTAAAGCAAGTATCGAGAGATTCTCTAGCTTACACATCATACGCCCTCTAAGGAAATCAGCCTTACAGGACACAGGAGTATATAAACGACCCTATCAAGGAGAGGCAACAGACTTTGCCTTTACGAGATTTTTAGTTCCATATCTGACGAACTTTGAAGGATACGCTCTATTTTGCGATGGAGACTTTATCTGGAGAAGTGACCCAGGAGAGCTAGAAAAGTATCAAAGCGAGGAACATGACGTTCATGTGGTTAAACACCCTGAACTGATAACTCGACAGGGAATCAAAATGGACGGAAAAGTAAACCGTCCATACCCTTATAAATACTGGTCATCTCTAATGTACATCAATTGTGATGAAATGGAGATAGACGCAGATTATGTAAATAAAGCCCCAGCGGGTGATTTACATGGATTTAAATGGACAGACAAGCCTATCGGTGGTCTGCCCGCAACTTATAACAACATGGTCGGATACTATGATATTCCCAACCCTAAAGCAGTACATTTTACAGATGGCGGTCCGTGGTTGACAGGATATGAAAAAGTACAGTACGCAGATGAATGGAGAAATATCCTTGAAGAAGCAAGACGACCAGCATAGTTTCCTAGCACATAGAAGAAGCCAAGAACAAGCCCACCACAACAGACTATCAAATGAAGAATTTGACCCAATCTCGTCCATACTCACAGTCGAAGTAAATACTACCGAACTTTGTAATCGAACTTGTGTCTTTTGTCCTCGACATGACCCTGAAGTCTTTGGGAACAGAAACTTGCATATGACTCCGAAAGGAGCAGCAAGGATCGCAGAAGAACTTGCACGTAATAACTATCGTGGAAAGATCTCTCTTAGCGGATTTGGGGAAAATTTACTTAATCCACAGTTTAGAGAAGTAGTTAAAAGTTTTAGAACACATCTTCATTCCAATATAATCGAGTGCAATACTAATGGGGATAGATTATCGCCTGAGTATGCAAGTGACCTCTTTGAGAATGGATTATCCTTGTTATACATTAACTTATATGATGGAGCGCATCAGACGTATACATTCGATAAGATTATGAAGGATATTCCAGGAGACAGGTACAAGTATCGAATGCATTGGAGTATGAAAGATCACGGACTCATTCTTAATAATAGGAGTGGGACAATAGACTGGCTTGGTATAGAGGAGAGTGATATCAAATCTTTACAAGGTAAGCCATGTCATTATCCTTTCTACAAAATGTTTGTAGACTGGAATGGAGATGTTCTCTTTTGCTCCAACGACTGGGGTAGAGAACATATTATAGGAAATTTATTAAACGATACGCTAATGAATGTCTGGTTTGGGAAACCAATGAAAAAGATCAGACGCAAGTTAGCTAAAGGAGATAGAAGTATGTCACCCTGCAATGGTTGTAGTGTAGATGGCTCTCTCTTCGGCAAACAGTCATTTGACATGGTACAGGAATATGAAAATAGCAATAACAGGTAGTACAGGACTCGCAGAAACCATAGCGGGTGTCTTGCGTGCTAAAAACAATACGGTAGCAACCCCTCGTATAGATGATATTACAATGAATGATACAGATTGGTACGGCTTTGACAAAAGTAATCCTAATCATGTAGACGTTCTAATTAACTTCGCACACAGAGATTTCGACCAAACAACGATACTTGATATAGCTTACAGAGCATGGAAACGAGACGAGAACAAGTTGATAATAAACATATCTTCTAGAGCTTATCAACCCAATATATCAAAAGGGCATATGTATGCAGCTCAAAAGGCTTCAATCAATCATCTGTCAAACAACCTTACTTATAATAGTGACAAACTATGCCGTATTAGCACACTCAATCTTGGCTTACTCAATCACGAGTTGCCAAGCCTATCTTGGGATGAAGTTGCAACAGCAGTAGAGTATCTTATACAGTTACCCAAACATCTCGAAATACCAGAGATGACACTACAAAGCTCGGCAAACTATGTCGACATTCAAGAAGATAAACAAACTCTTAAAGAGTTTTACCACTTACACGTAAATAAACTATGACACTAGAAGATAAAGTTTTATCAGTACTAGAGCATAAGAATATAATCCTAGTAGGGAATTCAATAGAGATTATAAACTATGAAAAAGGAGAATTCATTGACAGTCATGATGTTGTTATACGCATGGGAAAAGGTTTACCCCGTCCAGCTCACGATAAGGCTATCGGTAAAAAGATTGATATATGGGCAGCAGGATTCCTCAGAGCAGATCAAATAGGAACCAGAGAACGCCTTGCAAACGTACCTAAACTATTAAATCGTACAAGAATAAATCTTAATTCTGCTAGAGATGTAAATAAAGCATTAGACGCAGAGATGCACACAATGTTTAGTGATGAAGAATTACTTAAAATTTATGATGAATTTGGTTATGTAAATAACGCAGTATTAGGACGACCTTCTAATGGATTTATAACCTTACTATGGCTAATAAAGAAAGCATGGGTTTGGGATAGTCTTACATTGATTGGATTTGACTTCTTTGCAAAATCAGCTCCTTTTAAAGTAGGAGAAGCTTATCCGAATAGTTGGCATTTACCTAGAAATAGTGTAAATGAGATTCCGCATAATGTACCAGCAGAGCGTGAATACGCTTTAGAGATGGCTCGTAATGGGATTATAAAGTGGGAAATTCTTTCTGACTTGAAAGCAGAAATCTTGGAAGATTAAAGGTCGTTATAGTTATATAGAGTTGTTGATTTGGTGCTGAGATTTTTGCGGACTTTATTGATATGCCAACCTAACATTTCAAACCAATCTTCATATACATAGTTTATACTAAATTTTCTCATCCATCTGGCTTCCTGTGCTAGTTCATGATACCTTCGTGCTTCTTTTAATCCTTTACTCATCGCCCAAAGTCTCCCCACGAAGTCTACAACAGCCCAACCTCTGCCCTCATATTTCTTAAAAACTTTTATACGCATTAACTCGCCAAAGGGAGTTGGTGGGTATCCTAGAATAACGTGAAGGAAGTCGTGAGTGTCCATTATAAATAAGGCGTACTTTTCTTCTACAAGGTCGGCTTTAACTCTGTCTGGTAGAACTATCAAGTCAGCTAACTTACCAAAGTAAAATCTATCCATAAACTCTAAATACTTTCTTCCGAGAGTATTATCGTCACGTTCTCTAAAATCTTCTATGTTATCAATGATGCGTTCTCCTGCAAGGTATCTTTTACCTACAGGTGTCTCTGCCCATTTGCACATTTGGTTGAATTTAGACTTTCCATTAAAGTGAGTTACAACCCGTGCTATCATGTTAGCGTTGTCTTCACCATCAGGACTGTAACGGAATAACCTATATAGTAAAGGAATACTTTTCATCACTATATTTTACCTAGTAAGTACCCTGCTTCTACTACTTTTCGCAAGTACCTTTTCTGATGATTAGTTTTTTCTAGTAGTCTCTCATTTATAGCCTCTCTTCTTAGATTGAGGGGGATATCATCTATAAGGTTGCTCCATACATCCCATGGGATTGCCATGTAATGTAGAGTAGGCATTTGGTAATATGTTTCATACAACCACGGGGTATCTAAGTTTAGAGAGAATGCTTTTCTCATCATAATGTTATGATTGATTGTGTCTTTTGGTCCAATAGACTCTTTCTTAATTAGTTCATCAACATTCATATCAAAGTACATAGGCATATACCCAATCTTTTCTTTCTTCAATTCTTTAAAGAATGTAGGGTTGTCTGCTGAGTTAATAAACGAGTCAACTTGATTAAGTGACTTTCCGGTCTGTGCATCTTTCTGTGGTGTAGCTTTTCCGCCAGGTAAGAAATTAGAGTTATTTAAGGTCTTAAATTTAGCCCAATTAAGTAACATAAAATCTTTTTCAGTATCATACTTTTTAGCGTCTAGTCCTAAAATCTGATAGTAGTTGCCGTAGAACTTATGGTCATGATACTGGTACTTCTTAGAAAAGAAAGCCATCTTATCGCCCATCTGCGCCACAGTAGGAACATTTCCAGCAAACTTACCATTAAATACCCTAGCTCCCTTAGTAGTTACTAAGACTCTTTCTATAGGGAAGCCTTTAGGAGCTTTGTCTTTCCAATGCTCTTTAAACTGTAACAATACTCTTGCCATTCTCTGAGAGCCTGGGCCTTTAAAAGTCCAAGGAGTCTGGTAGACATATACTTCTCTGAAGTTAGCAAGTGCCCATTGAATAGTTGGTTGCATATTTTCGTTAAGCAGACCCCTCCTATTGAACAGGTGAAGTCTAAAGTTCTCTGAACTATTAAGTAAAGAGCTGAGGGTATATTCTGTATTTATTTCCTCTGTTAGTATAATTATGTCTATCATTTTCTTATTGTGTATTCCCAAAATTGTTCGAGATATCTCTCGACGCGTTCTTCCGCATCATTGTCAAAGTGGAACATGATGCCAGATCTCTTACTAGAAAGTATTTTCAGTAAGGCTGTTCGTGATCCGCAGTCTTTTCCTGCTATTCCTTGGTATATTGCTTCATAGGTTAAATGATTCTTTTCTCTAGCTGCTCTCGGAGTTGCTATTGAATGAATATTCTTACCTAGTAACAAGCCTTCTATTCCCATTTGACTGTTAGGACAGAAAGCTAGGTCAGTACACTTCTCAAGGATTTCGTGACCACCGTATTTCTTATTTAGTACCTTATCTGCGCCATACCTTGCCTTATATTTAGCAATCCATATATGCGCTGTTATAGGGTGTGGCTTTATTATAAAACCTTCTTCTATTTTTTTATCAAGTTTCTTCCAATCCATTACATTCTTACCGTTTTGAATTAAGTTACTTCCTGGTGGGAAGACTACTTTTTCATGTGCCGATCTATTGTTCTGTAATGTATACTTATTTTCTAAGTTATCTATTATGGTTTGTATTCTTTCTTCATCTATTTTTATATCTGAATCAGCAATATTGTGCATAATGCGGTCATTTATCTTTATGCTATTAACACGAATAAATATTCCGCCACCTAAAAAATCTGTATATAAGAAGTTATTTATAGTATATAATTGATTTGTATTATACCATAAATCAAATTCAAATGATACTCCTCTATGTGACTTAGGGAGAACTCTTCTTTGAAACTCTAGTAATGTTTCTAGCCTATCCTTGGGTGGCATACAACTACCAGACTTCATAAAATGAGTCGGTACATCTCCTAACTCTTCATTTATAGCTAGTGCGTCTAGTCCTGCCATTATTTTACCTTGAGTGACTCAGTTAATTTCCAAACTTGTAATTCAAGTTCCCTTATTCTTTCTTCATTCTCACCTATTGTGTCAAAGAGGGCTGCCATTAGGTTTTCCATCTTATTATTCACGTACTCTGGTGTGATAGTACTATTTCTTGCAGGATGTGGTTTAATCCTTTGTTCTGTTTTAGCTTCCGCCATGTTTTAGCTCCATTGTGATCCGTCCCAATATGAGGCACCGATGTCTGAAGCGCTTGATACTTCAGTATCGAATATAGTCCCAGCTTGTGACGCTGTTATTCTTTCAAAGATATTTGTAGCTGTTGCAGTTGCAATAGTTGTCAAATGATCCGTTGTTATAGTTGTGTCTGTTGCTCTAGTAGTTCCAAATGTACTTGTAGTACTTCTGGTAGTATTGAACACAGATCCTGTTGTACTACTTGTCTCAAAGACTGTCGCAGTTGATCTAGTAGTATCAAAGGTGCTAGTTGTAGATTTACTTGTTGAAGTAGCTCTTGAACTTGCTGTTGATGTTGTAGTATCGAAGGTACAAGTAGTTGTTTTACTTGTTCCAGTTGCTCTTGAACTAGCAGTAGTAGTAGTTGTGTTAAACGTACATACTGTAGACCTAGTTGTATCAGTTGCTCTACTTGTAAGCGTACCAAGAGTAGTTGCGTATACTGTTGCTGTAGACAACGTAGTTGAAGTAGCTCTTGAACTTGCAGTAGACTTACTAGTATCATATACTGTTGTTGTTGACTTACTTGTTGAAGTAGATCTTGAACTTGCAGTAGACTTAGTTGTGTTATAAGTAGTAGTTGTGCTTCTACTCGTAGATGTAGCTCTTGAGCTAGACCTAGAAGTGGCAAAAGTAGTCTCATAAGTTGTAGTTCTAGCAGTATTCGTATTCCATGTAGTACTTACTTGTACATTATCTGTCAGGTTACTAGTGTTAGTATTATAACTGGTAGAAACTGAATCTACGTTAGTTATCTTACTAGTGTTAGTATTATAACTGGTAGAAACTGAATCTACGTTAGTTAGCTTACTAGTGTTAGTATTATACGAGGTACTGTTTGTTCCAGCAGTCGAATTTGTAAACGCTGTGTTATACGAAGTATTTGTATTATTTGTGTGAGCACCTGTATTATTAGTAAAGGTAGTCTGGTAACTAGTATTTGTATTATTTGTGTGAGCACCTGTATTATTAGTAAAGGTAGTCTGGTAACTAGTATTTGTATTATTTGTTGTC